CAGCCGGCCAGGCCATCCTCATCAACAGCACGAACCAGCACCTGTTCCTGGCCACTGAGCTGGCCGCGAAGGTGGAACGCCAGGAGCGCGAGCTGAAGTCCATGCGTGAGCTGCTGCGCGAGAAGCTGGACGCGCGCCAGCTGAACCTGCTGGGCGCGAACGGGCTGGAGGACGCTGAAATTCGTGAAGGGAGCAAGCCATGAATGCACTGATGACCCTGGCGGCCCAGCCGCTGACCATGAGCACGCGCGAGATTGCCGCGCTGACGGGCAAGGAGCATCGCAACGTGTTGCGCGATGCGCGCGTCATGCTCGCGGAATTGCACGGCGCAGCGGGGGTGCTCAGTTTTGAGCAGACCTACCGTGACCCGCAGAACGGGCAGCAATACCCCATCATGGCGCTGCCCAAGCGGGAAACCCTGATCCTGGTGTCTGGCTACAACCTCGCCATGCGCGCCCGAATCATCGACCGCTGGCAGGAGCTGGAGGACGGGAAGCGCCCCGACATGGAGAGCGAGGAAGGAAAGTTGCTGCTGATCCAGGAAATGTGCATGCAGCAGCTCGTGCTGGTGCGCGAGAACAAGCGCCAGCAGGCCGCGCTGGAGGCCGCCCGCCCCAAAGTGGTCTACGCCGATGCGATGCTGAACGCCGATGGCACGGTCCTGGTGCGCGACGCGGCAAAGACCCTGGGCGTACCGGTGCGCAAGCTGGAGAAGGCCCTGCGCGAGAAGGGAGTGATCCTGCCCGACAACGCCCCGGCCGCGCGCTACGTGGCCCAGGGCTATTTCAAGGAAGCCGTGCACAGCTTCGACACGAACACGCGCGGGCGCCAGATGAGCCGCGTTGCCCGGGTGACGGGGCGCGGCCTGGAGTTCCTGCGCCGTTTCGTTGAGCGCCACGCGGAGCTGTTCATGCCCACGCCGCGCGCACGGGCGGCAGGCTAGGACTCTGTGGGCGGTGGCTTGGCGCGGTCCACGAGCTTGCGCAGCCACCCGATGCCGTAGTCATCAATCTTCTTCCATTGCGCTGGTGTCAGCCGGATGGAGCGCTGTTCCAGGCGCTCATCCTCTGGCACGGGAGGGCGGCCGCGCGGCCGCTTCGGTTGTGGTGTTTCCATGGCGAACATTCTAGCCGTTTTGTGTGATTCAACAAACACAATAAAAGAATCACAAAAATGCTTGCGTCAGCGGATTAAATGAATCACAATAAATCATCCAAACACGAAGGAGCCCCGAAATGTCCGAAGTCGCAACCCCCCGCCTCACCGCCCAGCAGCTGCTGGCCAGCATCAAGAACCAGGCCCGCCGCGCCGTGTACGACGAGCGCGACGACAGCGTGCACTTCGAGCAGCACCACTACGTGAAGGACGAGGCCATCCGCCAGCGCATCCTGATCGAGCGCGCCATCATCCGCCGCGCCGTGCGGGACATCCTGGCAGCGCACGATGGCGCCTACTGCATCAGCGTGTACGACGGCGAGGAATACCCCGTGAAGCGCTCGCGCGACCTCGACAAGATCATGGCCGAGGTAGGCCAGTGTGACGAGGAAATGTTGTACGTGCGCCATGTGGAAAAGGAAGGCGTGACCGGCGCCCGGGTTGGCGGCATCTATCTGGTCTACGGCAATGACGGCTGGGACGTGATCGCCGACCACACCGACAGCCCCCTCATGCACGAGCTGCTGACCGATGCCAACAATCTGGCCGATGTGCTGGGCAACCTGCTGTAAGGAGCGCCGCCATGAACCAAACCAAGATTCTCACCAAGGCCCAGGCCGAGGCCGTCTATAGCGCCATGTGCGCGCTGAACAATGTGAGCTTTCGGGCCTGCGACCTGAGTTTCGATAAAGCCATCGTCAAGCAGGCATTCAACGGGGCGATCAGTGTGATCGGAGTCATCGGTGACGATGAGCACTACGACAGCCAAGTCGCCTTCGCCACCGCCTACGGCCTGCAGCAAGGGTGATCGCCATGAACCGCACCCAATACCGCACAGCCCGCCGCATGCTCCGCGAGAACGGCCGCTACGCCTTGCGTTGGCTGGACGCCAAGGCCCGCCCCGTCATGGAGCACCTGCTGTTCAACGTGCAGGACGCCCAGGACTGGCTGGCCGAGCGTGCCGACATCGTGGGCTATTGCCGCCGCGAGGGCCTGAACTGCAATCCACGCCTGACCGGGCGCCTGTAAGGAGACACGATGAACGCCGCCCACAGCATCGACGCCCCCGTGTACCTGGTGGCCCCTGCCCAGCAGGACGACGACAGCATCATCGCCCGCGCCCTGGCCATCCTGGCAGCGCGCATCAAGGGCGGCCCCCTGATGGGCAGCCCCCGCGAGGTGCGGGAGTATCTGACCGTGCAGGCCGCAAAGCACGACGGCCGCGAGGTGTTCAGCGTGCTGTTCCTCGATGCGCAGAACCGGGCCATCGAGTTCCGCGAGTTGTTCTACGGCACCCTGACGCAGACCAGCGTGTACCCGCGTGAAGTGGTGCGCGCTGCCCTGGACCTCAAGGCAGCAGCAATCATCCTCACCCACAACCACCCGAGCGGGAGCACCCAGCCCAGCCGGGCCGACGAGCAACTGACAAGCACCCTCAAGTCTGCGCTGGCCCTGGTGGACGTGCGCGTGCTGGACCACATCATCACCGCAGGCGGAGAGAGCCTGAGAATGGCCGAGAAGGGCCTGATCTAAGGAGCACACCATGAACACGACCCCATTCCCCAACCTGTTCAACGCTGCCCGCGAGATGATTGCGGAGCGCCTGGAGATAATCCGCAACGACAAGCACGGGTTCTACACCCAGGAAGACCTGGAATCTGCCGAGCGCGAGCAGGCGCTGATTGAGCAGGAGATCGCGGCCGTGCTGGAACTGCAGGCCATAGCCGCCACAGACACCACAGTGAAGCGCCCAGCATAGGGTTAGGCCATTCCCCCATGCCCCGGAACACTCCCGGGCATGGCCACTTCCCCCCAGGGCAAGAAGCCCGCACCCCGCAAGACCCCGCCGAAGCCAGCCGCCTCGCCTGTAGCCCGTAAGAAGGCCGCAGGCAAAGCCGCGCCTGCGCCGAAGGCTCCCCCCGCACCAGCGAAGAAGGCGCCGGCCAAGAAGGCGCCAGCGCCCCGCGTGAAGGCCGCAGCGCCAGTGAAGCGCGTGAAGGGCGCCGAGCGGAAGAAGGCGCCAGCACGCCCAGCACCAGCACCGGCAGAGCCGTCCAAGGTCGATGCCCGCGAGAGTGCCTTGACGGAAAAGCAGCAGCGCTTTGTCGAGGAATACATGGTGGACCTGAACGCCACCCAGGCCGCGATCCGTGCCGGGTACAGCGCGAACACCGCAGCGGAGCAGGGCTACGACCACCTCAGAAAACCTCAGATTCAGCTCGCCATTGCGCAAGCCCGCCGAGAGCAGCAGGCGCGCACCGCCATCACGGCAGACCTGGTGCTGATGCGGATCGCCGATATCGCACTGGCCGACCCGCGCGAGCTGGTGGAGGTGAAAACCGGCTGCTGCCGCTGTTGCTATGGCGAGGGCCACAAGTTCCAGCGCACCGTGGGCGAGATGAACCGCGACCGCGAGTTGTGGATCGACAAGGGTAAGAACCCAGCAGAGTTCGATCACGCTGGCGGCATCGGCTTCAACCCCTTGCTGCTGCCGGTGCATGACTGCCCGGAGTGCGGAGGCGATGGCCAGGCGCGCACCGTGCTCAAGGACACCCGCAACCTGAGCGCACGCGCTGCCGCGCTGTATGCCGGCGCCAAGCAGACCAAGTACGGCATTGAGGTGCTGACGCTTTCGCAAATGGACGCGCTGGAGAAGCTGGCGAAGTACGTTGGGCTCTACGAGAAGGACAACCAGCAGAAGACCGACCCGCTCGCATCGCTGCTGCACCGCATTGCCGCCGGCAACGGCAATGGCTTCAAGCCCGTAGCCGACGATCCCGAGGCGCCGCCAGCGTCTGGAACCAACTCCATCCTGCCACGGAGCGATGTAGATGGCGGCGCGTAAGCAGCCTATCGCCGAACGGGCGGACGCAGGCACCCTGGAGGAGGACGATGGCGTCCTGGATGTCGAGTCCGGGCGCGCCGTCGATGAACAGCTGGTCCACCGATGGGACAAGCCGCGCCGCCGCGCGCGTGGTGGGCCACACATCGCCGCGCACCCGTCCGTCCTGCCCGCAGACGAAGCAGAGCTCGAGCGCTGCCTGCGTGACCCGGAGTGGCGGCTGTTCAGCGGCTGCCTGTACCAGATCATCGTCAAGGGCGAGCCGATCAAGAACGAGCAGGGCGAGACGGTGGAGGAGGGCGAATCGTTCGTCATGCCGTTCAAGCCCAACCGCGCCCAGCGCCGGTTCATCCTGCGCCTTTGGCACCGCAACCTGATCCTGAAGGCGCGCCAGCTCGGCTTCACCACCCTGATCGCCATCATGTGGCTAGACCACGCACTGTTCAACGGCAACCAGCGTTGCGGGATGATCGCCCAGGACCGGGAGACGGCAGAGGCCATCTTCCGCGACAAGGTTGTATTCGCCTACGACCACCTGCCCGAGGAGATACGCCAGCGCTTTCCGCTCGCGCGCGCCAGCACCAAGGAGCTGCTGTTTGCCCACAACAACAGCAGCTTGCGTGTGGCCACCTCGGTACGCGGCGGCACGATCCACCGGCTGCACGTCAGCGAGTTTGGCAAGATCTGCGCGAAGTTTCCGCACAAGGCCGTGGAGGTGGTCACGGGATCGTTCCAAGCGGTGCCTCTGTCCGGGATCATCGTGGTGGAAAGCACGGCCGAAGGTCAGGACGGCGAGTTCTACAAGATGTGCCAGCGCGCTCAGGCGCTGGTTTCCGGCAAGGGACGGCTGACGGCCTCCCAATACCGCTTCCACTTCTACGCCTGGTGGCAGGACCCGTCCTACCGGATGGACGCGGCCAGCGTGACTATCAGCCGGGAGCAGCACGACTACTTCGATGAGGTCGAGCAGCTGATGGGCTGCACCATCGACTCAGGGCAGCGGGCCTGGTATGTCGAGAAGCTGAACAACGATTTCGCGGGGGCCGAGGACCAGATGTGGCGGGAATACCCGTCCACGCCCCAGGAGGCTTTCCAGCAGTCCACCAAGGGCAACTACTACGCAGCGCAGTTGGTGCTGGTGCGCAAGCGCGGCGGTATCACCACGCTGCCCGTGCTCGATGCGCCTGTGTTCACGTTCTGGGACATCGGGGCGAGCGACGGCACCGCCATCTGGTTCATGCAGCTCGTGCAGGACGGCGGGCGGGATCATTTCATCGACTACTACGAGGAGCACGATGAGGATCTACGGCACTACGCCGCCGAGCTCCAGAAGCGGGGCTACATCTACGGTGGCCACTTCCTGCCCCATGACGCCGACCACAAGAAGCTGGGTGACTACAACAAGTCTGTGAAGGAGCAGCTGCAGGGGCTTCTGCCCGGGCACAAGTTCTTCATCGTGCCCCGTGTCACCGAGCTGATGACTGGGGTTCACACCACCCGCAAGCACTTCAAGTCTGCCTGGTTCGACCTGGAGGGGACCAAGCATGGGGTGGAGCGCCTGGCGCACTACAAGAAGAAGTACAGCACGGCCGAGGCGCGATACCTCGATTCCACCCCCGACAAGAGCAACGGCTGCAGCGAAGGCGCAGACGCATTCCGCCAGTGGGCCCAGGCCAAGGAGCTGAACCTGCTGGCATCCATGAGCGACCAGGGCGGCTATGTCGAGGCACCCGCACCTGTCTGTTACTGAGGACGAAACCATGACTACCACCCAGATCAACGACGCAATCGACCCCGTGGACACGCCCGATGGTGACGTGCCACTGTCGCTGGCCGAGTACCGCGACATCCACGAGGAGATCGAACACCAGCCGAAGGAATGGCGCCGACACGCGGATAGGGAGATGGACTATGCCGAAGGCAATCAGCTCAAGACCGAACTGCTGCAGGCACAGCAGGCGCTGGGCATCCCTCCGTCGATGGAGAACCTTATTGGTGCGGCACTGGAAGGCATCCGTGGGTTTGAGGAGGCCACGCGCACGGACTGGCGTGTAACGCCCAATGGGCAGCCAGGCGGGCAGGACGTGGCGGATGCGCTGAGCTTCAAGTTGAACGAGGCTGAGCGCAACAGCCGTGCCGATGACGCCTGCTCCAAGGCCTTCTATCCTCAGATCGGGGTTGGCATGGGCTGGGTCGAGGTGTCGCGCAGCGATGACCCATTCGGCTACCCCTACCAGTGCATTGCGATCAACCGCAATGAGATCCACTGGGACATGAGCGATCCGACCGATGATCTGCTTCTGCGCAATCGGTGGCTGCGCCGCCAGCGCTGGCTGCATCCTTCGCGCCTCGCGAGGGTTTTCCCAGAACACAAGGAGCTGATCCGCCGCTTCGGCAAGTCCGGCACGGCCTGGTGGAGCGAGTACGACGGTTCTGACTTGGGCGGCGCAAGTACGGGCCTCAATCGGGCATTTGACGTGGCGCGCGAGTGGACCACAGCCGAGGACCGCTGGTTCAACCCGTTCAACAAGGAGGTGTGCACCACGGAGCTTTGGTACAGGCGCTGGACGGATGTGATCGTGCTCAAGAGCCCGGATGGTCGTGTGGTCGAGTACGACGGAAACAATCACGCGCATGTGCATGCCATCGCCAACAACCTGGTGCAGTTCCGCCGCGCCACTGTGGCCAAGATTCGCCGTTCCTACTGGCTTGGACCGCACGTTCTCTTCGACGGCCCGACGCCCTACGCGCACCGGTTCTTCCCATACGTCCCGTTCTGGGGCTTCCGCGAGGACAACACCAACGTGCCTTTCGGGTACATCCGCAACATGCTCTATCAGCAGGACACGCTGAACTCGGGCAACTCGCGACTGCGCTGGGGCATGTCGGCGTTTCGCACTACGCGCACCAAGGGTGCTGTGGCCATGACCGATGACCAGTTCCGCCGCACCGTGGGGCGGCTGGATGCTGACGTGGTACTGGACCCCGCCCACATGGCGCAGGCTGGCGCCACATTCAAGGTGGAGCGCGACTACCAGATGAACGCCCAGCAACTGGAGATGCTGGCCAATGCCCGCCAGGCCATCGAGCGCGTGAACCCGGCGGCCGCCGCCGCGTTCTCTGGTCGTCGTGGGACGGCCACCAGTGGCGTGCAAGAAGACACGCAGGTGGCGCAGGCCAACCAGTCTCTGGCGCACATGATGGGCAACTTCAAGCGTGGACGCACCCAGGTAGGTGAGTTGCTGCTGTCGATGGTGGTTCAGGATCTGGGCACCGAGCAGCACACCATTGTCATTGAGGGAGATGCCGTGCGCGAAGACCGCGTGGTGACTATCAACAAGCCCGAAGTGGACCCAGACAACGGCATCCCGTACCTGTCGAATGACCTGCAGCGCACGCGCTTGATGGTGTCGCTTGAAGACGTGCCCAGCACGCCCAGCTTTCGTGGTCAGCAGCTCAACGCCATGTCGGAAACGATCAAGTCCCTGCCACCCCAGTTCCAGGCGGCGGCCATGCCGTTCATGGCTTCCCTCATGAATGTGCCGTTCAAGCGGGAACTTGTGGAGGCGCTGCGCGCGGCCAGCGATCAGGAGTCGCCGGAGCAAGTCGAACAGCGCATCAAGCAGGCGGTGCAGGACGCACTCAAGCAGGCGGGCAATGACCTCAAGGCGCGCGAGCTGGATATGAAGGAGCGTCTTACCGAGGCCCAGATCAAGCAGATCATGGCCCAGGCGGTGCAGACCGGCGTGCAGGCGGCATTCAGTGCAATGCAAGGCGGTGCGCAGGTGGCGCAGATGCCGATGATTGCCCCCATTGCCGACGCGATCATGCAAGGGGCCGGCTATCAGCGGCCCACCCCCGGCGGCGACGATCCGAATTTTCCGACCCCGGGCACTACGGCGGCGATGAACATCAAGCACCCATACATCCAGGACGGCGGCGCTGCGGCGGCGGTTCCTGAGCCAGAGGCTGATGCGGCTCCAGAGGTGCGGGCGAATACCAGCCCGGCATTCCCGCCAGTGCCGCAGGACGCAGGGCAGGGTTTGGATGGCATCGAAACGCCGGCCGTGACAGACAACCTGGCGTGAGCACAGCATAGGGCGCGGCGATCTGGCCCGGCGGGATGACTATGGGAATTCCCCGCCAACGACTAGGGGTTCCGCCGCAGCAACGGCACCCACACTGGAGTATTGCCATGTCCCGTTCCCTTATCGCCATCGCCCTCATTGCCGCTGCCGGCGCATTCGCTTCCGTCGCCATCGCCTCGCGCGATTGCGTGGTGTCCGCCGTGCACCGCGCCTGGGATTTCGTGCTCGATTGCGTCGCGCCCCAGGCCCGCGAGCAGCCCGTTGCTGTGAGCGACCGCAATCCGAGCGTTCTGCTGGTGGCAGCCAAGGCATTCGCCCTGCGCCTGGGCAAGCGTGAGCGCCCCCGCGTGACGCCGATGTGGCGCATGTGCCCGTCCACCTGACCGCGCCAGCGCCACCCGATAGAGCCGCCACCGAGGCGGCTTTTTCATGCCGGCCCGGTATAGGGCAGAGGGATTTCGCTGCCCGCTTTGACACTTCACTCCAAGCGATTGCGCGCAGGTGCAACGCGAAGCCCAGGGCGCGAAAGCGCTATGGATTCAAGAGCAGATGGCGCAATTCCCAAGGGGGTTGCACCGTCTTGCTGGCCCCATGCGGCCACGGCGATATGTGGCGGGACAGGCATGACGACATCACAAGAGAGTTTCTACGGCGGCATCAGCGGTCCTCTGACTGCGGAGCAGGCACTCCAGGCTTTGGCCATGGAGGATACGGGCGATACCACGACCGCAGGCGCGGCCGAGGAACCCGGTGGCGCGCCCACGACCACCACTGCACCTGGCACCACGACTACTGCAGCCGACACCACGACCGAACAGAAGCAGGGCGATCCTGCGGCAAACCAATCCGGCGGCGCTCAAGCCATTCCCGAAGACCAGCAGACCGCGGCGAACACCGTGATCCTGGCAAAGGACGGCAAGCACACCATCGGCTTCGAGAAGCTGCAGGAGGCCCGGCAACAGCGCGACGAGTTCAAAGCCGCAGCAGACAGCGCCCAGCAACAGCTGGCAGCGCTGCAGGCTGCAGCCCAGGGCCGAGTGGACGCAGGTCAGGCGCCGACCAAGACCGACAACATGGCCGCGACTGCAGCTGCGGCCATCGACGCGGGCGCGGATGTGAGCCTGTTCGGCGACTTCTCCGAGGCGGCGCTGGCAGATGGCATTTCCAAGCTGGTTGCTCAGCAAGTAGCGGCTCAGGTCCAAGCCCAAGTGGCCAAGGCTGTTGAGCCGATGCAGGCGAAGCACCAGCAGGACGCGACATCCTCGCACTACGGGGCCATCTACGAGGCGCACCCCAATGCGGATTCCATGGTTCAGAGCCAGGAGTTCAAGGCGTGGGTTGACGCGCACCCGAGCGCTGTCCGCAATGCCTATTGGGATCTGTTCGACGGTCAGAAGGGCGGCACCAGCGCCCAGATCGTGGAGGTGTTCGATGCCTTCAAGGCAGCGACGACGAAACCCTCACCTCAACCCGCCGCGGACGCCAAGACCGCGGCAAAAGCGGCCACGGATGGCGCGCGCACCGAACCCCCTTCGAGCCTGTCCAGCATTCCTGGCGGGCGCGCAAGCGGCACCTCGGCGCTCGATGCCACTGCGGACATGAGCGGCCCAGAAATGATGCAGGCAACGGCAGGAATGTCGCCCGCTCAGATCGAGGCCTGGCTGAACAAGCAAATCTGAGGAGATTGACGTGGATACCAAGACCAACGTCCCCTACGGCGCCCAGGGCGCCATGATCCAGCAGGCCGTGGGCGTGTTCCATACCTGCACCCAGCGCAACACGCAAATGCGTCACCTGACGGGCGATATGCCAAAGGTCGATGCTGCTGTGGCCGCTGCCAAGGGCAACCAGTCGAAGACCTCCATGCCCATCGTGCGGGCCGACAACCTCACGAAGAACAAGGGTGACGAGGTGACCTTCCACCTGGACAACCCAATCGGCGCGTACCCGATCATGGGTAGCGAGCACGCCGAGGGCCGCGGCACGGGCATGTCCTATTCCGAGGACAAGCTGCGCGTGAGCCAGGCGCGGTTCCCCATCGACATGGGTAACACCATGACGCAGATCCGCAGCCCGTTCGACATGCGCCGCATGGGCCGCCCCAAGGCCCAGAAGCTGATGAACCAGTACATGGACCAGTCCATCCAGGTGCACCTGGCTGGCGCGCGCGGCTTCCACGACCACAAGATCGAGTGGACGGTTCCTGTGGCATCCCACCCCAAGTTCGCCGACATCATGGTGAATCGGGTGAAGGCGCCCACCAAGAACCGTCACCTCGTCGCAGGCGGCGGCACTATTGGCGAGCTCAAGGTGAACGCGGGCGAGCTGGTCATTTCCACCACGGATGCACTGTCCATGGACGTGCTGGATTCCGTGCGCGAATGGGGCGACACCGTGGCGCTGCCTCCACCTCCCGTGGAATTCGACAACGACCAGGCCGCGACCGACAGCCCGATCCGCGTGTTCATGGCCTCTGCCGCGCAGTACAGCCAGTTCGCTACGGACCCGGCATTCCGCGCGTTCCAGGCCAATGCACATGCCCGTGCCCGCCTTGCCAAGGACCACCCGCTGTTCCTGGGCGACGCCGGTCTGTGGAACGGCATCTTGATCATCAAGAACCCGAAGCCCATCCGCTTCTACGCTGGCGATGCGATCAAGTATTGCGCCGCCTATGACAGCGAGGCTGAATCGTCTTGCCTGGTGCCTGCGGCGTTCGGCGACCAGTTCGCGGTGGACCGCGGCCTGCTGCTGGGTGGACAGGCCTTGGCCCAAGCGTTCGGTGCTTCCGAGCACTCGGGCATCCCCTTCTTCTGGAGCGAAGAGAAGGGCGATCACGGCGACAAGATGGAAATCCTGATCGGCGCAATTCTGGGCATGTCGAAGATCCGCTTCGCGGTGGACCACGGCGACCACAAGGAATTCACGGACCACGGCGTGACCGTCGTGGATACCGCCGTGAAGATCATGAAGCCCCGCTTCTGACGCCCCAGGGGCCGGCACCAGCCGGTGCTGGCCCTGATCCCACTTCACTCAATTTCTGGAGGCAGACATGCCCACCATCACGAAGAAGCATATCGGCGATCAGCAGTTCGGCGGCTTCACGCCCTACGGCAACATCACCAACTACCGCGCCACGCTGCAGACCACTGCAACGGGGGCCGTGGCCGATTCCGACTCGAGCGCCCAGGCGGCCGTCAACGATGTCATCCGCCTGCAGAAGATGCCCGCGGGCTACGAGCTGCAGGACGCTCAGATCATCATTTCCGACCACTTCGGTGCCGGTGTAACGGGTTCCCTGGGCTTCCTGTACGCCGATGGCGTGGACTCCAGCGACGTGGCGCAGGACGCTGCCTATTTTGGCGCCGGCCTTGTGCTGAGCGCTGCGGCCCGCCTGCGCACCGCGAGCTCCAAGGTACCGGTGAAGCTCCCCAAGGAAGCGTATCTGGTGCTGACGGTCACGGGCGCTGCGGTGGCGGAAGTTGGCCGTGCCGACTTCATCGTCAGCGGCGAACGCTTCGGTCCGAAGTAATCGGCCATGCCGTAGGCGGACGGGGACTTGCGCCCCGTCCATCACGCCACATCACCAGGAACTGCCATGACCAAGATCCAGGGCATCGCCGTGACCTACACCGGCCGCGACGATCCTTTCATTGACCGCATCTACCGCTCGGGCCTCACGTTCACCAACGGCCAGAGCCGCACGGTTCCGCCCACGTTGGCCGAGCGCTTCCTGCGCCACGCCGATGTGTTTGAGCGCACGAAGGGCTCTGCGGAGCTGACCGCAGATGTATCGAATGGCGCCACGAAGGCGCCGCCGAACGAAGTCCTCTCGAAGGACGACACCCAGCAACTGCTGGACGCTGCCCAGAATAACCAGGACGCCCGCCGGGTGGAGGAGGAGGCCCGCTTCGCCTTGCTGGACCAGATCGACAGCATGGACAAGCCCGCTCTCATCACCTGGGCCCAGGATAAGTTCAAGCAGAAGATCCCGGGCAATCTGGGTGAAGCCAAGGTGCGCGAGCGCGTCAAGGCCTTTGTTGACCAGTACGGCATGCCATGACCCTTGAAGACCTGATCCGCCGTTTCCGCGTCCTGGCGGATGACAAGGAGCAACCTGTCTTCTGGCCCGACGAGGTGGTGACGGACTGGCTCAACGACGCCCAGGCGCAGGCCTGCGTGCGCGGGCGCTTGCTGCGCGAGGACGCGAACCCGGTTGTGTGCCAGATCGCGCTCACGCCTGGCCAGCACACCTACAGGCTGCACCCATCGATCTACGAGCTGATCCACCTGCGCATCGAGGGCGCCGGGACCGAGCGCCCGCGCACCATGCACCTGCGTTCGCGCGAGTGGCTGAGCGAGAACGAGCCCGGCTGGCGCACGTTGGACGAGCCCAGCTGCTGGGCCATCCAAGATGACACCACCCTCCGCGTGGTGGGCGCCATCAAGGCCGGCGAGGTGCTGCACCTGGAGTGCCAGCGCCTGCCGCTCAAGCGGCTCGCCAACGACATGGACAAGCCGGAAATCCACGCTGCGCACCACGAGCACC